AGCATTTACTTATCCGATAGCTGGTGACTCTCAAGGCTTTGTTTATGAGCATGAATCAACCACATTAGACAATTCACCTAACCTAAACTCACAAGTACCATTTTGCGAAACAGGGCCTATACAAATAGGCAATGGTGATAACTATGTGCAATGCAATCAAATATTACCAGACGAAGAGGCTAACTCTTTACCTGGCGTTACCCTCAGTTTCAAAGGTCGATTTACTCCATTAGGCCCAGTTACGGACTTTGGATCATTTACTTTTGAAAATGATGGCTATACCGATGCAAGATTTACAGCACGACAAGTTCAAATGACAGTTACAGGCAGTACCACACAAGACTTTCAGGTGGGTAATATACGCTTAGATGTTAAACAAAGAGGCAGAAGATAATGGATCTATCTGCACAAAGACAGTACATACAAAGGGCAACCAATGTTAAGTATTCTTTTACAGCTACCACACAGCAAACTATCTATACAGCACCTAGCGGTGGTGACTTTGATTTTGCTATTGTTAAAAGTTTTTTGGCTTGTGACCATGGTAATCAACAAACCAATTTAGATGTATCTATAACAGATACTAGCTCTAATGAGTTTTTTATCTATAAACAAAAAAACATAAGCGCACACGCTACCGAAGAATTACAAACCAATGCTGGAATTATTCTGCAACAAGGCGAAATAATAAAAGCACAGGTTAATCATGCAAACATTCATTTGGTTTTAAGTATTATTGAGTATGGAAAAGGCGACTAATATTGTTGATTTGCATAAAAAAGAACCATGGGAAGTGCAATGGGATAGGTGTAAATCTTTGGTTGAAAAGGCCATTGAATACCAAGACTCCTATACAATTGACGATGTAGAAGCTAAAATAAGGAATGGAATAGCCTTATTATGGCCAGGAAAAGAAACAGCTATAGTGACAGAATTTGTAGTTTTTCCTAACAAGAAAGTATTACACATTCTCTGCATAGCTGGTAAATACGAAGAAGTGGAAGAAATTTATAAAAGCATAGAAAACCACGCAAGAGAAATAGGTATAGATAAAATTACTGGAAGTGGTCGTAAAGGTTGGTTAAGAAAAGTTAAACATCTTGGTTTTAAACAAGAATACATGATAAGCAAAGAATTATAGGATAAATATATGGCAGATCCATTAACAATAGCGGCAGTAGTTGGTGCAGGAGCAGCGGCTAAATCTGCATTTGATCCCGAAACAGGAAAGCAAACTACACAAATAGATCCGGCTCAACAAGCCATGTATGAAGATCTTTACAGAAGATCTAAAGGCATAGCTGCACAACCATTTGTACCTTACACAGGTAAAAGAGTCGCAGGGTTTTCCCCGGATCAACTTAGAGCTTTTCAAGCCACCCGTGGTATGTTTGAAGCTGGTCAACAATATGATCCGCTTGGAACACTTAGTCAGCTAGGTCAACAACCAACACCGGGTTTATTACAGGCAGATATTGGTGCATATCAATCACCCTATCAGCAACAAGTCATAGATCAAACCATGGCTGATATTCAGAGACAATCTGATATTGCACAGCAACTAGCACAATCAAGAGCAATTAAAGCTGGTGCATTTGGTGGTTCTCGATCTGCTTTACTTGAAACTGAAGCAACCAGACCTTACATAGAACAACAAGCAAGAACTTCGGCCGCATTAAGACAAGCTGGTTTTGAACAGGCACAAAGAGCCGCAGAATCAGATATTGAAAGACAGATGCGAGACAGACAATTCCAGGCTGGTATCCAACAAAATTTACTTGGCGAACAATACAGAAGCCTTGGATTGCTTGGTGGTATCGGTGGCCAACAACAACTCTTACAGCAAAAAGCATTGGATGTTCCTTACCAAGAATTTGGCAGGGCGTTAGAGTATCCAAAACAACAACTTGGTTTATTGGCTCAAGGCCTTAGTGGTCAACCTCAATTTGGTGGCACAAGTAGATATCAACCATCTTCACTAGAAGGCGTAACATCCGCATTAAACATTCTTGGTTCTCCATTCATGCAGACTGCTTTTAGTGGCATGGGCGGTGGTGGTGGAACTGCTCCAGTTTTTTCAGGCGTTAGCACTGGAACAGGTAGTCAAGGCGTAGATTTTTTAATTGGTTAATTATGGCAAATTCATTTCAAAAACTAGCAGACATTCTTAACATAGAAACCGCAAGACTATCCGGTGATCCTAGAAGATTGCAGGTTGCATCACAGATGCAAGAAACAAAAGAATTGAAACAAGCAAACGCACAGAGCGAGGCTGAGATCAACAAAGCGATTGACGAGTCTAACTTGCCTGAAAGTCAAAAGAGATTATTAAAGGCTTTAAGCCTTAGAGAGAAAGCCGCTTTGTTCCTGGAAACACAAAAGCCTAAAGATGCAAAAATGGTAAAAGCTGGTGATGGTTATTACTATTACACAGAAGGACCACAAGCCGGACAAAGGGTATTGCCTGGTGTTGTAAAACCAGAGAAACCAAAAACAATGTCAGAGTATGTTGCAGAAATAATGGGAAAAGTTGCAGCAGATCCAAATTATGTATTAACCAAAGAAGACGAAAGAGTATTACAAGTTTCCAGGAAAGCAGATCCAGCAACAATGTTAATTGAAGACATTACTGCAAAAGCCATAAAAGAAGCTGATATAGGCGGTGGATCAGGGCAGTTACAAACTTTTTCATCTACCGCAGATGCAATAGCGGCTGGGTTAAAATCTGGAGATCAGTTTAAAGGCACAGATGGGAACACATACACAGTCCAGTAAAATGAAATGGCAGAAACAAATCAAACCAATCCATACGCAGGAGCAACACAAGTAACAGCAGATCCTTATGCTGGTTCAGTTCCCGTAACTCAAGATCCCTACGCTGGATCTGTAGCAACAACCTCGGAAAAAAAAGACGATTTTAGTATTACTAATGAGGCATACAACATTATTGTTGGCGGTGCTAGAAATGTACTTGCTGGAACCTTAGATTTAATGGGGTTTGCAGAACAATTACAACCTGGTCAAATAGGTGCGGCGATTGGTAAAGCGGTAAAAGATGGCGATGCTTCTGCTCTTAATGTTTTAAACAAAATAACAGAACAGCCAAGTCCTTTAAAAGATCTTGCTAATAAAGTTGCCGCTCCAGAGTCTATGAGGCCAACACTTACATCTGATATTGGATTTCCTGAGTACAAAGTTGGTGAAAAAGAAATTCCTCTTGGTTTTAAAGATGTGCCAGTTGGTGAGTTTATTCAAGATATTGGTCAATTTATGGTTCCATATTCCAGAATAACTAAAGGCATGGATCTTGTTGGTGCTAAAAACTTGCCAGAAATGGTTAAACAAGGATCTAAAGTTATTGGTGCTGGAGCAGTTGCAGAACAATTTGCTTTTTCTCCATATGAAGAAAGACTTTCAAATGTTATTCAGGAAACAATACCTAACCAATACACAGAGTTTTTGGCAGCAGATCCAAATGATAACGAAGCTGTTGCAAGATTTAAAATGGCTATTGAGGGTGCTGGTATTTCAATACCGGTAGAAGGCTTATTTAGATTTGCTGGTAAATTAAGGGCCAACAAACAAGCACAAGAAATACAACCAGTTGATGTTCCTGAAAACAAAGCAATAGATAATGCTGAGACAAGAAAACAATTTGCCTCTTTTAGAAAAGAAATAAATGAATACAGAGAAAAACAAAATACTTGGTGGAATTCATTATCTGATGATGAAAAAATATCTTATAACAATCAATATGGAAATGTTGAAGTAGCTTTCGATACACTTTACCCGTCTTTAAAACCAAAAACTCCTGAATACATGACAGGATCAGGCCCGTACGCTGGTGCGAATGTTGTTTCTCCGATAAGTGTTGCTGAAGCTAAAGCACAGAAACAAGCAGAGCGACTGGCCAAAAGAAAAAACCCATTTAAAATTAATGAGGAAACTGGTGTAGTAACAGCAAAAATAAAAGGCAAAGAAGTTGCAATAACCAGGAACGCAGAAAATCAATATGAGGCAATTTTAAAAGATGCAAGAACCGATCAAGAAATTAATGATGCTTTAGAAAATTTACAGATAAGTGGAAACCTATCGCCAGATGAAATTACAGAAGCAACAAAACTTTTAAAACAAGAAAAAATAAACAGGCCAATAAAAACTTATGATTCTTTAGAAGAAGCCAAAGTAGATATTACAAAAACTTTTGATCCTGGTGTATTGCCAAAATCTTTAAAGCCAACAACGGAACCCAAAACAAGAAAAGCTCAACAGTATATAACAAGAAAAATAGATCCTAGTTTTTACAGGGCGACCGAACTTATTAATGGTTTAAATAGTAAAAGCGGAAGATTGCCACCTTGGACTCTTAAAAAAGGCGGTGTAAAAGACTTTGACGAAATTCAAGAGATGATGGAGCAAGATGGATTTCTTCCACCAAGATCTGTTTATGAGGGCGAGGTTCCTGATTTATCAGACGATATTATAGATGCCATAGCAACAAATAAAAGACATCCGGATGATGAGATTGCATACAATCAATGGAAACAAACAGAAACTAGGAAGTTAGAAAAAATAGAACAGTTAGAAAAAAATGGTTATGATCCATTGCGAATGTCTGACGCTGATGTTGAACAAGCCTTTAAAAAAATAAATGAACAAGATGCAGAAATATCTATACAAGCGGACAGAATTGAGCAAGAGAACATAGCCAGACAACAAACTGATGAGATCTATCAACAATCCATGGCAAGAGAAAAATCTATGTCTATGTCTGAGGAAGACCTTGCTAGAATTAGACCGGCAGATGAATTGCCGCCCAGCTATACTCCAAAAGATTATGGTTTTGATAAAAGACCTCCAAGAGTACCACCATCAGACACACCGCCAGGCGGGAGTATCCCAGATGATAAATTCGCTGGTAATATTAATTTAGATAAAATTAATGAGCCAGGTGAAATAAAAGATATTATTCGCAAGATTGCAAAAGACAATAGTAGTTTTGAAAATGCAAGAAGGGGGGTTGTTAGGTTTGGAAGTAAAGGTGAAAACTTAGAAGCATTAGCCAGAGATCTTAATTTAACTGATTCTACTTTGTTAGAAAGAAAAATTGGTCAAGCATTTAACTCTGAAGAGGTAATGGCCGCAAGAATTTTATTTGATGAGGCATTAAAAGATGCACAAGATCTGGCTCGGTTAGCAAAGAGCACCAATGCTACACAGGTTGATTTGGTTAAATTTCAACAAGCAATGGCAAGAGTAGCCGCAATACAAGAACAAATAGCTGGTATTACTGCTGAAGCTGGTCGTGCTTTGAGAGCCTTTAGAGAAACAGTTGGACCGGCCGCATCTACCAATCCGAAAGTAAGAGATAAAACAATTCAAGATTTTATTAATTTAAAAGGTGGTACTGATAATATTCAAGACATTGCACAAAAGATGTCTATGCTTAATGATCCTGCGGCGGTAGCAAAATTTGCAAGAGATCAATACAAACCTAGATTTATTGATTACATACAAGAATTTTGGATTAACGCTTTGTTATCTTCTCCGTCAACACACCTGGTAAATACTTTATCCAACACTTTGGTTGCTGGATTGACTCCAATAGAATATTTTGGAGCATCCGCTATAGGTGCAATTACTAGAAGGCCAGACAGAATTACTTTTGGCGAATCGGGAGCAAGACTATTAGGAAGTATTTATGGTGCGTTGGATGGTGTAAGAGCGGCCGGAAAAGCCATTATAGATGGAGAGGCTATAGATCCAATGAGCAAATTGGAACTAGATAGACAAAAAGTAATACCCGGTCCGTTAGGAAAATTAATTAGAACCCCTGGAACAGCCTTAGTTGCTGAAGATGCTTTCTTTAAATCTATTGGTTATCGTCAAGAAATGTGGGGCCAAGCATTTAGAACCTCACAAAAAGAGGGTAAAGGATTAAAAAGAGCGTACGAGTTAATGCGTAATCCAGAGTTATTAGATCCAAAAGTTCATTTAGATGCAATTGATGCTGGTCGATATCAAACATTTACTACTCCACTTGGAGAGGGAAAAATAGGCACAGCCGGTCAAGCCTTGCAAAGAATAATAGCAAAAGTTCCATCTTTGCGATTTATTGTTCCTTTTGTCAGAACCCCAGTAAATATTGTGAAATTTGCTTTTGAAAGATTCCCAGGAACAGCAATGTTTACAACCGCATATAAAAAAGCTATTGCACAAGGGGGCCGACAAGCAGATTTAGCTAGGTCAAAATTAGCCATAGGAAGTGCTGTTGCGGCTGGTGTATATCATTATGCTGGTTCTGGATTAATCACCGGCAGAGGGCCATCAGACTCCAGAGAAAGATCGGTAATGTTAGAAACTGGATGGCAACCTTATTCAATTAGAGTTGGAGATAAATACTATTCATATAATAGATTTGAGCCTATTGGTATATTGTTTGGACTTACTGCTGATATATCTGATATTGGAAAGTATGTTAATAGACAACTTACTGAAGAAGAAAGCCTAGAATTAGGACAATTAATGTCTATGGTGGCCGCATCTTTTTCAGAGAATATTACTAATAAAACATTTTTAACTGGACTTAGTGATGCAATAGAAATGATTAATGATCCAGATAGATATGGTGAAGCAACTATAAGCAGATTTATTTCAAGTTTTGTTCCAACGGGTATTTATTATGAAAGGAAGGCAGATGATCCAATTATAAGAGATGCAAGATCTCTTGGTGATTCTTTTACCAATCGTTTTCCAGAGGTCTTTAGTGAACTTGGAGTAAAAACATCTAAAGATTTACCAGCAAGAAGAAATGTATTTGGAGAAATAAAAACTTATAAAGAAACATTGGGTGGTAAATATTCTCCGGTGAATGTTTCGGCAATAAAAAATGATGTAGCTTTTAATGAGTTTGTAAAACTAGGATATATACCACCATTGCCAAAAAGACAAATTGGTGATGTGCAATTAGATCCTGTGCAATACGAGCAACTACTTGCAACACAACAGACCTTGGGTTTAAGACAACAGGTTGAAGCATTTGTTCAATCTCCTGGTTATAAACGAATACCAAAATCTAAAAAAATTGAAAAATTAGATAAAATATTTAGAGAAAATCAAACAGCATCAAGAACTATTTTACAAGCCATTTATCCAGACATCATTGTTAAAGAAATAGAACAAACAGTAGAAGAATTAAAAGAATAAAATGCCTCAAGCAACGGAACGAGTTGGTCGTTTTGGTGAATATCTCACAGCAGCAATCCTCTCTCAAGTTTCTGACACAGTAACCATTGTTCCACACAACGCATCCGCAGACATCATCTTTGAACACAACTTAAAGCTATATAAGTGCCAGGTTAAAACTCAATCACAAATAGAAGAACACAGGGGTAATTGGCGGTTTGATATGCGTAAGGGTCAAAGAGTCAAGCACAGAAAATACAAAGATAATGAAATAGATTTGTTTGCTTTTGTAGCAGTAGCGCACAGAAATGTGGTGTTTTCTAAACCTTTAGACCAAGCTCAACTAACCATCATTGATGAACACATGAAGAACAATGATGCTGTTAGAAACATCAAAGATATATTGAAAGACCTTAGTTAAAGACTTTCAATATCAAATTTAACTTCTTGATCCTTGTAATGTTTAACGGAGTGAATTCCTATTTGTAGAAAATACTCCGCTAACGCTTGAGGATCTTTGTTTTCTGAACCAGCTATATCAATTAAAGAACGTGCAATGTGTCTGTTTATATAAACAGGGGTATTGTTGTTTCTTTCATTTAGAACCGGATCATCAAAGTCAGACAAGTTCATTACCATACTCCTATAAGGATTTTTTCAATAGCTCCTCTGGTATCTTATTACCATCACGATCTAACCCAAAAACCTTTTCAAGTTCCAGGTCTATGTAATGCTTGGCCTTGAAGAGATCTTCAACTTTATCGTGCTTATCCCTGGTCACAAGTTTAATTACATTCCCCAAACACCAACCAATGTTATTAGCGATAATATAATCTATCGGCTCAATATTGGTTCCCTTATTATAGTGATCTCCACCTACCTGGTTGTTGGAAGCCAAACGATCTCTTGCTTGGTCCCAATCCTGCGGTGTAGCTTTGTCTATCGACATAAATACTCCTTATTTTTAAATAAATATTACCATTATTAGTAATATTCAGGTATTATAGGTGAAATCTGAGAAAAGGGAAATTTATGGAAATTAAAGATCTGAAAGAATTTGACATCACCAACACTATAGACGCTGACGAACTATCCAGACGATGGGGAGTTAGCAAAAAAACAATAGATAATAAAAGATCAAAAGGGATGGGGCCTGGTTATTGGAAGATAACAGGAACTATTTTGTATGATCTTGATGATGTAAAAAGAATAGAAAAG